CCCCCCTCACATAATTCGCGCGGTGTCAATCACGAACGTCGCGCGATAACCGATCTCCCCCTCGTCATTCGTCGCGCCGTCGCCGTCGTGACGTTCACCCGGTACCCCAAACGCCGCGCCTAACCAGAGGATCACTGTATGGACTTGTCCGATCGCGTCCTCGGCACGTACATCACCAAACGCTTACGCGAACGTCACGACGCCGTGTTGTTGCGGATCGGGCGCGACACGTTCGATCGCGCCGCGCTCGCGCACGTCGACTGTTTTAATTTCCTCGCGGCGGCGACGTTGTCGGCCGTGCTCAATCGGCACTTACACGTCAAAGACGTCCGCGACGTGTTCGAGAACGTCCCGCCCGCCGCGCTCGCCTTGCCCCGCATCGGGTCGATCGCGATCGCCGTCCTCGGGGCCGTGTTCGAGATCAAGGGCCTCGGCGGCAACGCGCCGCTCGAATCATGGGTCAAGCGACACCTTGAGAAAGGCGCCGCCGTGCATACGTTCGCGTCGCTCAAGACGCGCGACGCCGCCGAGGCCGCCGCCGAAACGAACACCCGGAAACGACGCAAGGCCGCCCGCCGTGATCACGCGCATCGCGTACGGGTCGATCGGTTCACTGCGCGACAAGGATCGACGACGACATGAGCAGCAAAGCGATCGAGAAACTGTTAGCCCTCGCGACCGAGGCCGAACGCGCGGCGGCGGCGTATCGTCTCGCGGCGGCGGCGTTGAACGGGCACGCGGTCGACAAGCGGGTCGAGCGTTCGGCCGACGTCCTCGGCGACGCGCTCGCGCTCGACGCCGCCCGCCGTGCCCCGAAATCGAAACCGAAATCGAAAAAGAGCGGCCGGGGCGACCATACGCGCGAGAAACTCGCGATCCGCGAACGCACGGCCCGCGTGCTCGCGTTCGTCGAGGAGAAGGGGCCGCTTACGTCGGCCGAGATCACGGCGGCCGTCGGCAGCGGCGGGCGCATCGGGTACAGCCCGTTACTGCAAGCGGGTTTTCTCAAAAAAGTCGGCGACAAGTACAAGCGGACGGCGAAACCGTTCGTCGTGGATTGGCGGAAACAGCCATAAACCCAAGCGTCGTGTTATACTTGGGCCGTGAAAAAACCTAATCAAACACGCAAGCTCACGCCGTTCGTCGCCCTCGGCCGCCTCGGCGGCCGTTCCACCTCCCCCGCCAAGGTCGCCGCGTCCCGTGAAAACGGGAAACGCGGCGGCCGCCCTCGAAAGGATCGCCATGTCCGCTAAGGTGAACTACCGCGCCGATCGCGGCGAATGGGTGATCCAGTGTCACCAGCACGGCGCGCGTTGGCAACAACAGGCGGCCGACGAACCGACGGCCCGCGCGCTCGCCAAGGCGATCAATGCGCATATGCGCAAGGGCGAGGACATGCGCCCGGCGAGCAAACGATCGGCGACGGCGCGCCCGGCGTCGAGCGGCGACACGATCCGCACGTTCGGCGATCGTTGGCTCGTCGACGGATGGGCCGGGCGCAAAATGTCGACGAACAACTCGTACGAGCGGTTGTTGCGCCTGCACGTGTACCCGGCCCTCGGCGACACGCCGATCGCCAAAGTCACGCGCGAGGCGTGCAAGGCGTTTTGTAAGGGGTTGCTCACGACCACGAGCACGCGCCCGCCGTTCGGCCTCATCCGGTATAAAACGCGCGAGGCGATCCACGGGGCGTTAAGCGCCGTCCTCGGCGCGGCCGTCGAGGCCGATCTCATCGCCGCCAACCCGGCGAGCCGTCTGGAGAAGTTTCTCAAATCGCCCGACGAGTTGCCCGACGAGGTCGCCGTCTGGACGCCTGCCGAGGCGGATCGGTTTCTCGAAACCGTGCGCGCGCGGCGGCCCGATTACTACGGGTTTTTCTTCGTCGCCTTGCGGACGGGGTTGCGTGTCGGCGAGCTCGTCGAGTTGCAATGGGATCTCGACTTCAAGCACGCGCACGCGATCCACGTGCAACGCGCGTTCGCCACGAACAAGCGGACCGTCTGGACGATCGCGGCCGACGGGACGCGCACGCGCGAGGCCGTCGAGGGGGCCTCATCGATCACGTCGCCGAAAAACAAGCGGGGCCGCCTCGTCGACACGTCGGCCGAGCTCGACCGCGTGATCGCGGCGCATCGGGCGGCGCAACGCGAGGGGGCGTTTCAGCGGGGGCGGCCCGCGCCGTCGCTCGTGTTCGCGACGCGCTTACACGGGAACCGCCTGAACGGGCGCAACATCCGATCGCGGATCCTTGCCCCGCTGATCAAGGCGGCGCGCGTCCCGGTGATCGACATCCACGGCCTACGGCACACGTACGCGTCGACCTTGTTGTCGCGCGGCGAGCGCCTCGACTACGTCTCCCGCCAATTGGGACACGCGCACATCACGACAACCGAGCGGATCTATCGCCACTGGATCCCCGACAACGCCGCCGAGACGATCGCGCGCCGCAAACGCCTCGACGAGGTATGGGCCGTCGACAAGGCCGACACGGGGGGCGAGTCGTGAGGCGAAAGTCGGCGCGGCCCGAGCGAGTCACACGCAACCAAAACGCAACCAAAACCGCAACCAAAACGAGACGCTAACCGCAACGCGTTGATGTGAAACGCGATAGCGGATCGCGAACCGATTGGGTATAACTCTCTCCCCGCGTCGAAATTGCTCAATATATTAGCGATTTTTAAGGGGTTGGTTGCGGTTGGTTGCGGTTCGAGCTCAAATCGAGCAAGTAAACCGTAACCAGATTTGAGGGGCGAAAGTGGGATCGGGAGCTTGCGCCACTCGCTCAGCGAGTGGCGCAAGTGGATCGGCGGCGGGGCCCTACCCGCCGCGCGGCAGAATTGCCGCGACCGGCGACACCAACCCCCGCCGCCAATCCCCGCGCGCCGGGCAAAGGCGGCGCGCGGTTGCCTCGACGGTTTTAAACGCCCTCAGAGACGCCGCCCGGCGTCGCGTCCCACTTCCTCGACGCCGTCGCCGATCGCCCCGCCTGCGCCCGCCTCGCCTCGCCCCGCCCCCGTTTCGAGCTCCTCGCGGAGGACAGACAGTAAGCGTCTGTCCTCACGCCGGGAGGATCCGCAACAGGTGCGCGATGATGATCAATAGGACCGGGATCCACAACGGGACGCGCGGCGGGTTGAGGGCCGCGCCGAGGGTCAACACGAACGCCGCAAGGACGAGCACGAGGGCGATCGTCAACATGGGTCGATCCTTTCAGGGGCGCGGGGGTTGCCAACGGTCGGGCGCACACGTGACGCCGCAGATCCCATCCACGCAACGCGGGTCGACGAGCACGCGCGCGGGCGCGCCGTCCCGGCAATCCTGCCGACGAATGATCTCGCGAACCTCCTCGATCCCGGCGTCGAGATGCCGCAGGCCGAGACACGCGCTCATCGCCGCGCAGGCCGCGAGGATCGCGATCATTCGGCCCATTGGCGCGCCGAGGCCCCGACGCTCGCGCCGGGATCGTTCGCCGTGATCTCGTACACGAGATCGGGCATGAGTAAGCGGAGGTTCGTCGAGGCGGGCGGGACGTCCATGCCGTCATTGTCGACGTACCACCCGTACTCGGTTGTCGGGTATTTCCAGTTACGGAGCGTTAAGTGTGTCGGTTGTTGCGGGGCGTTCAGGAAGTACCCGAGTTGGTTCAGGTTCGTCCCTTCCATCGTGATCCCGTCCATCGTGACGCCGTCGGGCGCGCCGTCGAATTGCACGCAGCGTCCCGATCCGTAGTACCCGCCTTGCGACCAGAGGCCCGAGGGGTTGAGGCCGGTAAACTTGCAATCGCGGATCGTGACGTTGCGCATGGTGCCCGACGGGTGCATATTGTCGCGCCCGAGGACGTTGACGCCGCCGCCGCCGTGTCGACACAAGCAACGCTCGATCGTCACGTCCTCGATCGTCGACAACGGCGCGCCCCCGTCCTGATTGCGCACGGTCAGTACCATCAGGTACGCCGCTTGCCCCTCGGCGACGCCCGCGTATTCGAGCAGGCAATCGGCCATGTACAAGCCTTTGATGCATTTGAGCTCGAACGGGGTTTTGAGTTGCCACCCCGCCGCGTACGACGCGGGGTTTTTGGTGAGCGTCGACGCCGTAATCGACACGTTGCGCGGCATGCGATCGGCCGAGGGGGCATCGGCCCCGCCCGCCATGAATGTTTCCGCCCCGCCTCGGAAATAGCATTTGTCGACGTCGAGGCCGTCGAGATCTTGCCACGTCCCGATCACGGACGAATCGCGCCCGTGTAGACCGACGTCGTCGGCGTAACAATGCACCATGGCGATCGTGTGGCCTTCCATGCGCCAACCCCGATGTTGTCCGTTGACCGGATCCCCGAGGCCGACGCATCGATCGAACGCGACCCGCGACCCCTGCACGTGGTACCACTCGTATTGGGGGTTGCTGTTGCGCGCCCCGATCCCGAGCAACGAGACGTCGGCGGCGTTGGGCGTGATCCACACGGTCTGTTCCGCGTTGCTCGTCAGCCATACCGAGGCGTCGGCCGTCGCGGGCCCGTTCGGCGGCGGGTTGAGCGGGATCAGGTGTACCGACTTGTCGATCCGCAACGCCCCCTCATATGTCGCGGGCGCGAGGCGGATTGTTGAGCCCGACGCGGCGGCGTCGAGCGCGGCTTGCACACTCTCGCCCGGGCCGACATCGATCACGACTGAGGGCGGCGGCGCCGCGAGCGCGTCGCGGACTTGCGTCGTGAGGGCGATCGCCGTCGTCAATTGCCGGATCATGGTGTCGCTGGTCATAACCCCGCGCCCCTCAGAACGAATAATTGCCGGGCGCGAACGGGACGAGGACGACGTTTGTCCGACCCGCGCCCGTCGGGGGTTGTAAGTTCATGCGGCGGGTATCGCCCGTCGTCGCGAAAAATCCGATTTGCTCAGAGGGGCCCGGTTGATACCCGAGCATCGGCGACCCGGCGAAGTACGTCAGGTTCTCGGGAATTTGCCCCGGCTTGAGGATCGGCCCGAGCGTGCAGTAATCGCCGAGGGCCTCTTTAATCGGGAGGACGTACCACACGCCGCCGATCCGTTCGGCGATCCATAACGTGTGGTTGATCGGCCCCTCCCATCCGGGCGGGATCACGCCGGGCCACGTGTCGCGGCCGGGAAAGTTCATGGCGAACCCTTGCCCGTCGCCCCCCACGTCGATCAACGAGATCGTCGACATGGCCGACAGGATCGGTAAATGCGCGACGCTCGGACAATCGCCCGAGGCGACGATCGCCGCCGACAGATCGATCGCGTCCGCGCTCGTCGGCGGCGGCGTGGGTTCGGGCGGGATCGGTTCGGGCTCGGGCGGGATCGGGACCGGGACGGGCGGGAGGTCGAGCCCTTCGAGCTCGAAGGTTTCCCACTCCCCCGCCGTGTCGCGGTACTCCCAACGCACGCCGGGATTTTTCGCCGTCGCCGGTTGCGGCGACAGGTACCCGTGTGCGGTTTTGATCGTCACTTTCATCGCGGGCCGCCTTTCATGCGGGGGGATCGGGGATCGTGATCGTCAACGTGTCGTCGTCGAGTGTGAACGTCGGGGCCTGCGGATCGAACCCGAGCGCGGCGAGTTGCGTGTTTTGTTTCTTGTGCGCGGTCGCGAGCTCGGCCCGCGCCTGCAACGCGAGGATCTCGCATCGGGACGCCTCGCTACAGATCGCGCGCAGTTTCCAATAGTCGATCGCGTCGAGCGTGCGCGTCATTCGGGGCCTCGTTTGACGAACGCCGCGTGGATCAGGTACATCGATGCTCCCATGACTAACGCCCCGACCCGCCCGACCGAGTACCGATTACCGAACGGCCGGATCGTCACGATCGACGTTGCCGAGGCCCCGCCCACGATCCGATACGAGATCGCGCCCGGGTGCATCGTGGTTGCCATTCGGGCGGATCTCAAGGAACCGTACTAAGGGCCGCGAGCGCGGCGCGCAGGGCCGCGAGCTCGACGTCGTGTTGTTGCCAGCCGACGATCAAGTCGGCGACGAATTTAGAGTAATCCGCCATCCATGGGCGAACGAGCGCCCCGTCGTCGTTGCGTTCGTCGGTCCCCTGTAGCACGGCGCGCGGAAACACGTCGACGATCTCTTGCGCGAACACGCCGCGATCGTCGACGCCGTCGGCCTTCCACGTAAAATCGTGCACGACGACGGCGCGCAACGCCGCGAGATCCGACGCGCGCCCGCGATCGTCTTTCAACCGCGCATCGGACGACGCGCCGTAGATGATGCTCGCTGACCCTGTTTGCGCGATGTTCCCGGTGGCCGCGCCCACACTATTCATAAACACAAGGTAATTGATCGAGTTCGCGGGATTGGTGTTTTGAATGCCGATGGCAGAGCCGAGCGTGGTCCCGTCGCAGACCAGCGACAGGACTCGCTGATTGATCTGGAACGTTTGTGCACCGGGATCGGCGGCTATCGTGCCGAAGGCGTATCCGCCCGATGGAAAATATCGGGCACGTTCGACGTTCTGTGTATACACGCGGATCGGACCAACGACCGTGTTGATCGATAGTCCATTGTTGGAAGACAGCACGGCACTTGCCGGAAGAAAAGCACCCGACGGATTAAACCCGGATGTCTGCACTTGGAGCGTTAACAGATAGGCATCTTGATCGTTGCCGATAGACAGGGCCGCGACGTTCGTCGCCCCACTGAGCCCGTTTTGAATGCGGATCCCTTGCGTCCCTGCGCCTTGCGTGGCAAAGGCACTGACTCCGGCCCCTGCCACGGTGATGATTCCATTAAATCCCTGATTGCCGTTGAAGCTATTCCCCCCGTTTAATTGCGCGACTTGCGCGAGCGCGCCGTCGATCTGGTTATAGAGATCGGTTTTGACGGCGTTGTTGATCACGGTGCCGCTCGTCCCGGTCCCGTCGTCGTCGATCCATGGGGTACGGGTGATTGTGACGGCCATTTACGCCCCCGATTCTCGAATGACGCGCAACAATTCCTCGAACGTGAATCGTACGCTGGACGCCTCGACCGTGTACGTCGGCGGGACGTGTGGATTGCCGAACGCGTTCACCGTCACGCGTTGAATCAGAAAATCGCCGCGCAGGTTGATCGGGGCCCCGAGGTTGATCGTCACCGTCGCGCCCGCGCGCGTGTTGATATCGCGACAGGTGTATTGCACGGTGATAATCCCGACCTTGCCGTCGGCGTCGCGCTCGGCGAGTTGCGCGAGGCGCGCCCGGGCGCGCGCGTGCGCCTCGGTCGCCGACAGGCGCCGATCTTGGATCTCGTCCTCGACGATCCCATCGGCCCCGCCGCCGAGTTGCGCCGCGAGGGCCGCTTGCGCCGCGACGTCGTCCTCTTGGATGAACAGATCGATCGGGTCGCCTTTGACAATCCGCACACGGATCGCGCCGACGCCGTTCGCGGGAATCCCGAGGAGCATCGCCGCCGCAACAATCGTCGTGTTGTAGCTGAGGGTCGCGCCAATCGAGCCCGGGCCGCTCGACGGAATCCCGACGAGGTTCGTCCCGCTGATGTTCGTGTAGCGGATGATCTGCGACCCCGCCGCGACCCATCCGCCCGCCGTGCGGAACCCGGCGACCGACGCGCACGGGAGCGACGTCGAGCCCGCGAGCACGTTGCCTGCGGGTTGCGCGAGGAGCGACGTATCATCCGTCGGGACGTTCGCGCCGAGCGTGGTATCGAGGGCGAGGTCAAGCCACGTTTGCGTGGTGTTGTCGTTGATCGTCGTGAGCAATTGCAATTGCGTCGCGTTCGCTTTCGTGCGGTACACCTTGCGGGCCGTCACCAGCGGCGCGCCGACGGGAATTGCGGATAACTGAACCTGCGCGGCCTGCGCGGTGCCGACGGTCAACGCCGCGCGACCAAGGGCCGCGTCGGTGACGGTATCGGTAAACGCCGTCGCGACGTTGTCGGGCGTCGCCCCGACCAACTTCAGCGTCGAGCCGGGCGCATTGGCGACCGTGCGATACACGTTGCGTTGCAGTACTAAGCTATTCCCGATCGGGAGATTCTTGAGCACGATTTGCCGCAAGACCGACGTGTTGACCGTCGGCGGCGGCGCGCCAAGGCCCGCGTTGGGCAACGTATCGTTGTACACCGTCGCGCCGTCGGGAACCGCGCCGACGTACCGCAACCCCGCGCCCCCCGACCGGCGATAGAGGTTCCGCGTCGCGTTGGCGGCCGTCGGAATGCTGGACACGTGCACGGTTTGTACTGCGCCCGTCGTCGTGTTGCTCGACGGCGGGGCGGCCCCGAGTTGCGCGTTTGTCGCGAGATCATCAAACGTCGTCGTCGTGTTGTCGAGCAACCGCGTCACGAATCGGAACCCGAACCCGCCCGATTGCCGATAGAGATCGCGACTCACGAGCGGCCCCTGCGCCGACACGGCAATGTTCGTGAGATGCACGCCACGAATCGCGGCCGTGTTGCTGTTCGGCGCGCTCGCGCCCGGCGTGACGAGGCGATCGCCCGTCGTATTGCCCGTCGGGCACGCCGCGCCGAGACTGCTATCGGGGACGTTGTCGTTCCATTGCGTCACGCCGAGACTGTTTTTATCGAACGCCTTCACGAGTTGCCACACGGTACTTTGATTGGGCGGCGCGGCGAGCGCGTGCGTGCGGTACAGCCGTTTGCCGATCGCCCCCCAATTCGCATCGGGGACCGGGAGGTAATACAGATCGATCGTCCCCTGCGCGGCGGGGTTCGTGATCGTGACGGCGTTCGTCACGGCGGATCCTTCCGTCTCGCCCTCGGCCGTCACGTACGTGATCTTGTAGCTGTAACTCCCGACGCTCAGCGGACCAGGGCCCGTCCCGCTGATAAAAATTTGCGTCGAGGCGATCGGCGTGACGAGGCCGTACACGCTGATGTAGGGATCGAAGGTTTGCACGAGTTGAAACGCGCCGCCCGATCCGTTGACGCGCCGGTACAGTTTCGTCGCCCCGACCCGCGCATCGGTCGCCGTTTGCAGGTTCGCGATCGGAATCGTCAACGCGCGCGGGACGGTCGCGTTGTTCGTCGTCGGGCCGTATTGCCCGGTTGAACTATACAAATTGCTGATATTCGCGTTCGGAATGATCGCGGGGCCCGTCGAGACGTTGCCGGGCACGTAGTACGGGCCGTACACGTTGCCCGTGTTCCCCGACCCTTGGTAGTACATGCGCCCCGTCGTGCCGGGCGGGCCGATCGGAATATTGGTCACGCTGATCTGACTCGTGCCCTGCGGGCGTGTCGGCGTCACGTTGCCTTTCGGCCCCGCCGTCGTTTCGCCCGCCGCGCCGACGAACGTGACCGCCACGGTCACGACTTGCCCGGGGTACCACCCATCCGATCCCGGTTGCTCGGTCAGCGTCGGGGCCGTCGAGGGCGGCGCGATCGGCACTTGTACGGGGTTGCCGCGATTGTCGATCGCGGTGATCGGGCCGATCGTGGTTTCGCCGATCGGGCTCGACCTCGGGCCGATCACGAACGTGAGCGCATAGTCGTACACGCCGAGCGGGAGATCGGTATACGTCGGCGGGGGCAAGGGGGGCCGGGCCTGTAACGCCGTCGACGGCGTCGGAAAATATCCCGTCGTGACGATCGCGCTTCCGGGCCCGACCGGCGTCGTCCCGATCACGGTGCCGCTCGGCCCCATCGCGACGAACGACACGGCGTAGACGTGATCGCCGGGATCGGGGCCCGTCCCCGGGAGCGTCGTCGCGTCGGGTGTCGCCGAGGCCGTCGGCGGATCGAGCGTGCCCGAGACAACAATTTGACCGCCAATGGGGCCGATCGTCGTTTCGCCCCCGCCGCCGCCGAACGTGATCGCGTAATCGTGCGGGCCGGGGTCGGGGCCCGGGCCGGGCGTCACCTTGTCGGGCGTCGGGCCTTTCGTCGGCGGATCGGCGACGCCGGTACTCATCGCGACGCGCGGCCCGGGGATCGTCTCGCCCCCGCCGCCGACGATGGTGTACGACACGGCGTACTCGTGCGCGCCGGGATCGGGGCCGGTGCCCGCGACGGCCTTATCGAAGGCGGGGCCCGTCGGGGGCGGGAGAATCGCCCCGACGAGGACCGAGAGCCGGGGGCCGGGTGTCGATTCGCCTTGCGCGGTTTTGAACGTCACGGCGTAATCGTGGGGCCCGACGTCGACGCCCGCGCCGGGGTTGAGGATCACATTCGGCGCGCCGGTCGGGGCCGCGCCCGGCCCGACGAGCGATCCGCCGCCGCCCGGATCGACGCCGGTATATTTCACGCGTTGCGGGCCCGCGAGGACGGTCCCGCCCGTCGTCGGGTACCACGCGGCGGTTTCGACGGGGATCAAGATCTCGCCCGGCTGAATCGCTTCGAGCGCGTTCGATCCGCCCGCGTCGACATACACGCGCGTCACGACTTGCGAGAGGTCGCGATCCCACGTGATCCCCGCCATGGAGTGATGGACGGCATTCACGATCGCGGGCGGCGCGGTCGCCGTGTCGGTGAAAAACAACCGGACGACTTTCAAATAGTCGCATTGCCAATCCCCGCCGACGCGGGTCACGAGTTGCCCGATCGCGTTGTCGAGGGTTTGCTCGGTAAACGTGATCTCGTCGATCCGCGCGGCGGCGATATCGGGCGCGACGTACAGCGTGTACCCGCTCGGCGCGGCCGTCATCAGGGACGCCGCAATCGCGGCGACCGTCGTCGCCGTGTAGTTGCCCGACACCTTGCGCCGTTGCAGGCCCCACTCGTAATCAATCAACGCGCAGTCATACAGCATGTTGCGCGCGACCGGGAGCCCGCCGACATAGCGGTGTCGGGTTTTCATGATCGTCCCGCCGAATTCGCGGCGGAGATTGTTTTTCGATCCCAACGTGACGACGACGTCGGTCCCCTCGACGGGAACCCACCCGTACGCCGTCATGGTGCCGGTTGTCGGGGTACTGCTCACGGCGTCTTGAATCGTGAGCGACTTGATCAACACGCCGACGCCCGGGCCCGTGCCGATCGGCACGCCGCCGATCGAAATAAACGGTTGCGTGCTCGTGTAGTTCGAGCGCGTCGCGTTGGATCGGGCAATCCCCGAGATCGCGTGTAGCTTGACCTTGACGCCGAGGAGCACGGGCCAGCCCGAGCGCGTCGCGCCCGAGCGCGCGATCCCCGAGCGGGCCATCGTCAGTTTCATGTGCCGTACGGCAGGCGCAAGCCTTGCCCCTTGAGCACCGACACTTGCGCATCGCCGACGGCGCGCGCGACTTGATCGGGCGTCCCGAGCGGTTGCGTGACGTTGACGGTGAGGTTGATCGTCGACCCGGCGATCCCCGCCGCCCCGCCGTACAGAATGTTGCTCGCGTTGCTGTTGTCGAGCGGTACCACGGCCTCTTTGCCGTGCAACATCACCGGCGTGCCCGATCCGAAGTCGCCCGATCCGCCGCCGCCGAACGCAGGCAGGCCGCCGAACATCCCCGAGGCGTTGATAAATTGCGTGGGGTTGCGGGCCTGTTGATCGGCGAGCATTTTCAGACGGCCCTCGGCCGTATCCGGGTACGGGTTGCTCGCCCCTGCGGGAATCGTCGCCGACGCCGACGCCGCCGCGATCGCGTGGATCGATCCGATTACCGACGATGTCATCTCGTCGACTTTCCGTTTCGCTTTGTCGGCGTTGTCGGCCCAACCCGTCCCGAACATGTCGGCGGCCTTTTGCGCTTCCTCGGCCGTCGTGCGGAATTTTTCGATCGAGGCGTCGGACCATTCCCCGACGTGTTTGAGGGCCTCGGCGTACGTCGCTTTCGCGCCGTCGGCGATTTGCTGCAGGCCCGCCTTCGACTCCGTCGTCGCCGCCTTTTGCAACGCCGCCCAATCGACGCCGAGCGACTCCGTCCCTTGTTTCCACCGGGCCTCAAGGGCGTCCCAATAATCCTTGTCGGCGATCCCCATGCGGACGGCCGTCGCGGCCGCGTCGTTGTACTGCCGGTCGAGGGCGGCCTTGCGGGCGTCGGTTGCCGTGCCCGCGCGCGACGCTTGCACGGCGTAGTACTCGTCCCATAGCTTCGTCGTCATCTCGATCGTTTTGGCTTCAAGCTTTTGTTTTTCGGCCTCGTCGTGTTCGAGTTGCTTGACTTCGTCGTGGCGGGCCGTGATCAGTTTCTCGATCGAGGCGAATTGCGTGTCGGTCAAGTCGGAGTAAATCACTTTCAACGCCTGCAGCGACACGCCAGATTCGCGGTACCCGGCGATCGCCTCGACGACGGATCCGTCGATCGTGTCGAGCGTGCCTTTCCACCCGGCCCCCGCGCTCGCGAGCTCGCCGAACGCGTCGGCGAGTTTCTGAGCTTCCTTCGCTTGCTCCATCGTGACGTTACGGGAATCCTCCTGCATGGCGGTCAGGTTTTTGAGGGCCGTTTCGAGGGTGGGGATCGGGGCCGCCGCGTTCGTGAACGCCTTCACCCAATTTTTCTCGAATTCAGCGGGGGCGTTGGCGGCGGCGTACGCCTTGTCGCGGATCTCGTCGAGTTTCTTTTTCGCGTCCTCGGTGTCGACGAGAATCTTGATCGGGAGTTCGGTTTTCCCTGTCAACGTCTCGTACGCCGCCGTCAGGTACCCGACGGCGTCGGCCCCGATTCGGAGGATCCCGGGGATCGAGCTCGACTCGGCGACGAATTCGGCGAGCCACGACACGGCGGGCTTCCCGACCTCGACGAGCCCCGACACGGCGGGGATCAGATCGCGCCCGAGCGACACGGCGAACGCCTCGGCGTGGACTTTCATCGACGCCATTTGCATTTCAAACTTTTCGGCGTCGGCGGCCTGTTGCGGCGTCCATGGGGAGATGTCGTTGGTGATCGCCATGGCCTCATGGAGTTTCAACAACACGGGCAACAACGCGCCGGTTTTGTCGCGGAAAATTTCCGTCATGGCGGCGGCGCGCGCGGCGGGATCTTCGGTCGCGGCAAGGGCCGTCGCGATCAAGTCGAGTTGTTGATCGATCCCAATGTCTTTGATGTCTTGCATGGAGAGGCCGATCTTGTCGAGCCCCTCGGCGACCTTGGGCGAATCCTCCCCGATCCCTTTTTGCAATTTAAACATCGCGTCGCCGACGGTCCCGAGATCCGCGCCCGCGACGGCGGCGGCGTTGGCGTACTTCGAGAGTTGCACGACGCCGACGCCGGTTCGTTCGCTCAGATCGTTGAGTTCGCCGCCGACTTTCGCGGCGTGCTCGGTGAGCTCGAACAGCCCGACGGCGACGGCCGCGACGCCGGTCGCGAACCCCAACGCGGCGACGGTCGCCGGGCCCATCTCGGTCGCCAACGCTTTGACGGCGTCGGTTGCCGCCGCCATGGGGTGTTCGATCGCCTCTTTGACGTCGAACCCTTGGACGAATTCGGACCATGCGCCCGAGGTACTTTTCGCGGCGTCGGCGATCCGCTGGATCCCCTCGGGCACGTCCATACCCATCGCGCGCATTTTGTCGGCCGCCGCCTGCGCCTGATTGCCCGCCCGTTCGAGCTCGTCTGCCGTGAGTTTCGAGACGCCGCCGACGCGCTCGATCGCGTCGGCCATGAGGGTTGCATCCTGAATGATCTTCACGCCGGAAAAGGACTTCTCCATGCGCGACAGGGAATTGGTGACGTTGGTTGCGTTGCCCTCGAACGTGATCAATTTCGTCGTCGCTTGATCGACGGCGGTTTGAAACGCCGAGAAGTCGGCCCCGAATGTCCCCGTGATCGGCATGGGTTACCAGTCGAAATCAAACTCGGGATCGGTTTTCGCCGTGAGCATCTCGACGAGGATCTCGTACTCGTCGGGGTCTAGGTCGCGGACCCAATCAACGCGCCATCCGCAACGTACGGCAATGGCGAGATCGCGGGCGCAATCGTCTCGCCAGCCCGGGCGTTTTTTTCGGCCTCACGTTCGGCGACCATCGCGAGCTCGTGTTGCTCGATCGCCTCTTTGATCTCGGTGAAACTCGCGGGGTCGAGGTTGTTGAGGACGTCGGTGAGCTCGTCGAGCGAGAGGCCGCGTATCGTCGCGTTCGGATCGTCGTGTTGCGTCCAGTCGATCAGGTACGCCGTGATCAACGCAAGGCCCGTCTCGATCAGGTTCACGCGCAATTTGCCGTCGGCGTTCGCTTCGTACGCGCGCGCGAATTGGCGGCGTTGCTCGCCCGCCGTGAGGCGTCGCCGCACGAGGATCGAGTCGCCGCCCGAGAGGGGTAAGACGACGGTTTCGGGTCGGACAAAGCGGATCGACATACGCGGGGATCCCTTTCATTGCTCGGGCGGGCCGAGCGTCGCAATCAATGTCGAGTCGCCAATCTGGATCGAGGGCGTATCGAGCGGCCAGCACCAGAGGCCGCGCAACCCCTCGCGTTTGCCCGAGAACAACAACGGGCGTTGACGGAGAATAAATTTATCGACGCGCGCGAACGTCGCCCGCAATTGCCACGGGCCGCGTTGTGTCCCGTCGGGCGCGCATTTGCGGACGATCGTCCAGTCGCGCAGGATCGCGGCGTCGTGGTACCCGTACGTGATCGCGCCCGTCGTCCCGCGCAACCGCAGATTGTTGAGCATCGCGCGATCCCCTCAATCAGGGGGCCATCGTCCACGACGCCGCCGCCTTGAATGTCGACGTGACTTTCGGCGCGCCTTTGACGGTGCAATCGATATCGGCGTCGAGGTACGCCTTGCCCGACCAGAAAAACGTCGGTTCGGTGTTGTTCGGCGTGAGTTGCAACCAGCCGGGATCGGGCGCGTCGGCCGCCTCGAACAGGACGACACTCGTCGAATCCCAAAATCCGCCGAGCGTACCGGACACGTCCTTGAGGCCCGGGACGAACACTAAATTCGTATCTTGGAAACAGGTGACGTCCTCGTAATTCGTTTTGAATGACGCCTTCCACCCGTTCAACGCGATCACGACGGGGATCGGCGCAGGCGTGCCGACGCCCGTCGGATCGAATCGGACTTCCCCGTACCGGCCTGTCTTGATTGCCATCGGTTCCCCCTATGTAAGTGTCGCCATCACGCGATAGTGCCCGCCGCGATGGGCCCATCGAATCGACTTGTCGATCTCGTCGACCTCGGTCCACCGTAACCGCCGCTCGCGTTGCGCGGTCGCCTCGCGGTACCCGGGCGCGAGAAACAACGCGCGATGCAACAACGCATCGATCCGCGCGGCGGCCGGTTTGATGTTTTTCGTGGGGACCGTCGAGAGCTCGACGGCCTTGATCAGATACAACACGTCCTCGACGACGCGCCCCTCGAACACGTCGTCGTCGAGCTCGTCGACGAGCGACACGATCGCGAATTGTTTCGCGTTGGGCGGCGCGACGTCGATGTACAGGCCGTCGGCGAGCAACCCCGTCAACGTCGCGTCGGCCTGCAGCAACCCGATCACGGCGGCGTCCAGATCCGAACTATCAGACGTCACCCGTAACCCCCAACCCCGCCCGCGTGAGGACGCCTTTCAATTGCCCGTACATCCATGCACGGTTGTGGATCATCGCGGGCAAAAACACATGGCCCGCAGGCATCGCGCCCGTTGATCGCAATCCGCGATGCCGCGCTTGTGTCCCGTTCTCGAAGATCCACGCGACCGGCGACGTGTTGATCATCGTGATCGCGTACCCGAATTCGGTCCGGTTGTCGCGCTCGACTTGTTTGAGGGCGTCGGCGAGTTCGCCCGATCGTCGGTGCGCGGCATAGGCGGCCGACATGTCGGCCTCGGCCCGGTTCGCGGTCGCTTGGATCACGTGCGCGGCCTCGCCCGTGAGCTCGGCGGGCAACGCGCGCAATTGCGCCTTGAGCTCGTCGAGGCCGTCCCATACGAGCGTCGCCATTAGGGGAGTACCTCAGTCGCGAGGCAGACGAGTTGTACGTTGCGCTCCTCGCGATTGGCGACGCTCGTGAGGGCCAACACGCGCCCGCGAAACAACACGCGCGCCGCCGTCGTGATCTGCGGGTGATAGGGCATCGTGAGCACATACGCCGCCTGCGAAATCACGGTCCCCGCCGCGAGCAATTCGAGATCGCGCGCGGTCGCGTTGGTGATCGACGCCTTGAGTTGCGGCGGGTCGAGATCGGCCCACGTTTGCGTATACCCGCCGTCGCCGTCGGGCACGGGCGCGCCGGGCCCCTGCACCGTGATCAGGTGCACGCGTTGCCCCGCAGGCGTGCGGCGCGCGAGACTCGGCCCGGGCGCGATCATGCGAGGGCCGGATCCCGCAACCGGCGAAGCAAATTCGTGATCGTGGGCGTGAGGTCGCCGGGCGTCGACGGGCCCGCGTCGCTGTTCGGATCATCCCCGCGAAACCGCCAAAGTTCGCCCACTTGCAGCAACACGGCGGCGTCGACGATCGTCGCGGCCGCGCCCGTCGGGGGGTTCGCCGTCGCTTTGATGTAATCGAGGATGATCGCCTCGGCCTGCGCCAGTTTCAGCGTGAGATCGGCGTCGCCGTCGGGATCGGTATCGGTCGCGGGGATCTGGAGATGCCGTTTCACGGCGGCGAGGTCGACGGCCATCAGCGAACCCCCGCCAGGACGGGCGCGGGGGCGTCGCGGCCGTCGCGCCCGCGTTTAACCATCAGCGTCCACGCGGGCGACCCGTCGCCGGGTTTTGTCGTCGTCGTCGCGTTGCCATGCCACTCCGAGCCCGCCCACGTGACGCAGTCGCCGCGCTCGTACGTTTTGCCCGCCGTCCAGACGCCGCGATAAATGTGACAGGGAAACGCGACCGTCCCGAGCTCTTTGACGCGATCGCCGAGGACGGCGCGAACCGTTACCCGGCGTTCGCCGTCGTGCACGAGTTCGAGGTCGCCGAACCCGAGGCCGTCGAGGCCCGCAGGCCCGGGCGCGCCGTCGGTGCCGTCGCGGCCGTCGCGCCCATCGCGCACGCCGGGCGCGGCCTCCAGGGCCGCGACGCGGACGCCGAGGGCCTCACACGTCGAGAGGCGCGCCCCGAGCTCGGCCGCCGACGCCGCGATCTGTTGCGCGACGTACGCTTTGAGGATTGGCGCGATCCCCTTCACGAGTGCCGCGAGATCGTCGGCGGTCATGCGGCCTGTAATTCGCGTTCGAGCAACGCCGCGACAACGACGTCGATATGTTTGACCTGTTCGCCCGAGGGCGTCGGTGTCGGCGTCGCGGGCGCGGCCATGGGGGCGGGTGCCGGTTTCGCAAACGGATCGCTCGCGTCGCGTTGCGCGAGGGCCTTGAGCGAAAACATTTGCTGTTGCATGTACGGCGTATCGCCGCCCGTGACCGGGCCGAGGGCGAAGTACTTCCAACGCGCCTCGTCAGGCGACATCGCGCCCGCGCCGATCGCGTCGGCGGCGGCCTTCGTTTTCGTCGCCGTGTCCATCCACACGAGATCGTCGATATCGAACGCGACGCCGTATTGCGTCCCGTTGATCGGTTCGGCGATCCCGACGCCCTCGTCGTACAGCTGCTCGAAGTTCGTCAACAGGGATTGCAAGCACTGCGAGTAATAGAGTTGCAACAGGGGCTCGACGCCGGTCGCGAAATGGGGCGCGTTGCCGAGGCCGATCATGAACGACGGGACGTGGAAACAACTACAGACGTTTTCCCCCGTCCATTTGAGTTGCTCGATCAATTGCGCGTCGACGGGGTTAATCACCATCGGTTCGTACTTGAGCCCATCGCCGAGCACGGCGGTACGGCCGACGTTCGCGCCCGTAAAATTCGTTTCCCAATACGCTTTGATGCGCGCCGCCGTCTCGTCGTTGATCGCGCCCGGGGCCGTGAGCACGCCGCCCGGGTTGCTCCCGTTGGCGAAGAGTTGCGACGAGTTGTTTTGGATCGAGAGCCCTTGCAGTGCGGCGAGCCCGCACGCATAGATCGGCGAGATCCCGACGAGCGGGTGAAACAAACACACCATCGTGTCATGGATGATCTCGCGCGCCGGGACGGTGATACTCGTCACGCCGAGGCCCGCGAGATCGCCCCCGAGGTTGTCGCGACTGAGCTCGTAATACACGCCGCCGTCAGGCGCGACCAGAGGCCGCACGCGCGCCGGGTCGAGGACGTACATCGCCACGACAACGCCGCGATTGTCGCGTTGCTTGAGGACGTACGTATTGCCCCACGCCAGTTTCGACGTGATCCACTGCTCGACGAATTTGTGCGTGGTTTGGTAGCGATTCGGTTTGCGGAGGACCGGCGAAAACGCCGCGCTCGTCGTTTCCTCCCATGTCCCGTCGGCGGTTTGCGCGAGCAATTGGAGCGAGAGTTTCCCGATATCCGACGCGATCAACGTGACGCACGCGAACACGGCGAAGTAGGTCAACGCGACGTCGCGCCGCGCTTCCATGTTGACTTGCCACGCGCCCGTAAACGGTTCGCGCACGACGATCGGCCACCAGCCGTTCGAGCGGCCGCCGACGTCTTGCAGGGGCGGCGTTTGCTTGACGGTGAGCTCGACCCGCCGCCCGAGGACGGTAAACGCCGCCATTACCGCGACGCCGTGACGGTGAACGTGAGGGCGTTACTCGCGCCGCCCGCCCCTTGCACGGTGACGGGGATCGCCGCCGCACTGACGGGCGAGGCGACCGGCGTCGTGAGTTCGGTTGCCGAGACGAACGTCGTCGCGACGGGCGCGCCGTTCAGGTTGACGACGTCGGTTGCCGTGAACCCCGAGCCCTGAACCCGCAACGTGAACGCGGCCGCGCCGACGACGCACGTCGACGGCGTCAACGTCGTGAGGACGGGCGCGGCGGGCGGCGTGACGGGCGTCCAGCCTTCGATCGACACGAACCCGATCCCCCGCAGGGTTTCGAGCAACGCCTCGTCGTCGACGCTGTAGGTTTCCCCCTCAAGGTGTTCGTTCCCGTGTTCCGTGTGATAGACGCGCGCCGTCACGTCGGCCGAGTCGCCCATGTCTACCTCTTGGGCCGTCGCGGCGGGGCCTCGTCGGCCTGCACGACGGCGGCGAAGTGATCTAGTGTGAGGGTGTCGACGAGCGACGCGGGGACGTCGATCACGTCCCCGGGCCGCGCATAGATCCCGTTGAAATATCCGGCCCGCAAGACCGTCATGCGGGCCGGATCGTCGTCGAGCGTTACGCCGTGTACGTCGCGACCGTGTATTGCACGCATCCCGCACGCGCCTTTTTCCAATTGATAAACCGTTCGGCCCGCAGGCCAACGAGGTTGTTTTGCCAGAGCGACGTGAGGACCGTTGTCGCAACGCCCGGGTTGTCGGGGGCCGAATCCATCTGTACCGACGCCTCTTGCGAGACGTCGATCGTCACGCCGCCGTCGTCCGCGTAGAGAATCGCGTCGGGTTGCACGAGGGCGACCGTCGTCCCCATGGCCTGACTCGTGATCACGCGGATCCCGCCCATCACGGTTCCGCCGTCGAGGCTCATACTCGGGAACAACGGTTGCCCGAGGGCGTTGAGCGCGTTCGAGAGGGCGAGCGCGTTCGTGCTCGACATGAGCAACACGGCCCCGCCGATCGGAATGTTGGCGGCGACCATGGCGTTAGCCATGGCCTGAATATCGGTGCGCGCGTTGGCGGGCGTCGTCCCCGCCGTCGTGATCGGCGTGACGCCGTTCGTCACCGAACCCGGCGAGACGCCCGCGACGGCCGCCTTTGTCGGATCGGTAAATTCGACGTCGAGAAACGCCGCGATCCCGTTGATCATGTCTTGCCGGATCACGGCCTCGGCCGACGGCGTCGACGTGCGCGCGAGCTCCAATGTGATCACGACGATCCCCGCGCATTTGGTGATCGTGAGCGACACGGATCCGAATTGGAGTTTCCCGACGGGTTTCGGCGCGCCTTGCCCGACCCACTGATACGTACCGCCGCCGGTTTGTGACGCGATCGTCACGTTGAACGGGACTTGCCGAAACCCGGGAACCTTGCCGAGGATCGTCGCCGGGCGCAACAGTTCGAGAAACTCACTCGTCAACGGCATGAGGGGCGCGAGGGGCCCGGCCCACGTCGCGTCGGTCGTGGTGCCCGCCGCAACGGCGGCCTTAAACACGAGGCCGACCTCGGGCGTCGAGTCGTCCCACCGTTTCGCGTACTCGAACGCCTGCATGAGGTTGCCCTTGCAGGCCGCGAGCCCTTGTACGTACCGGACGAACCCGGTCCCCTTCGGGAGCATCGATCGGACTTGGATCACGGGGATCCCGCCGCGCGCGTCGCTCGCGGCGGCCGCGTTCGGCGTGACCACAACGGGCGTCGCCTTGGTGATCACGGTCGATTCGAGCGCGTGCAACCGCACGAGGTGCGCGTCGATCGCTTTGATCTCGGCGACGAGGCCGTCGTACTCCTCGGTTTCGGTGTCGTCGAGCGTCGCGCCCGCCGCCGCCGATTTATCCATGATCGCGGTCATGCGGCCGTGTTTCGCGGCGCGCGTGTTCTCGTAACTGGTGATCTGTTCGTTGATCGTTTTCTGTTCCATGGGTTGCGCGTCCTTGTCGACGCGCACGATTGGGAGGGGGCCCCGATCGCGGGACGAGTCACGGCCCGACGCGGCCAGATCGAGCGATTTGATCGACGAGATCGACGCGCCCGCGTTCGCGGGAATCGTCACGAGCGAGAGTTCGAGGATCTCCGATTTGGTGATCCGAAACCCGCCCGTCGCCTTGTTGAATTCAGGCGACACGGTCGGACGGAACCCGATCGAGACGCCCGCCAGGAGCCCGGCCTTGATCGACTGCCACGCCTCGTCGACGCGATCCCGCAGGGTGCCCGGTTCGTCGACGATCGGGAGCGACGCCGTAAAGGCGAGCCCGTCGGCCGTCGGCGCGTTGAACGTGACGCGCCCGACGGGTTTTTTCGCGTCGTGGTACAGCAACAGGGGGAGGGGGTTTTTAAAACTGATCCCGAGGGGCTCGACGATGTCGCCCATGCGATCGGGTTCGGGGGTCGACGCGATCCCGGCGATCGTCCGTTGTTCGAGGTCGATCGCCTTGACGTGCAACACGGCGTACGCGCGATCGAGCATTTGACCGAGTAGCGTGCACGCGCGCGCGCGGCGTACCTATTTTTAAATGCAACAATTCACTTGGAGGGGTCGCGATCGGTCGCGGATCGCAACATGCGGCGCATCCATTCGGCCAGCGTCAACCGTTCGTCGCGGGCCCGCGTCGCCGCGTTGGCGAAGTCGCGCGCGGGGATCCGCATGGAGTACGGGACGGATCGATCGGCCTCGTCGAGGGGCGGCCGACCCGGTTTGCGTTTCTCGCTCATGGGTGAGGCCCTCCGAATACCATCACTTGATACGCGGGCGGCGCGACGTTCGGTTGTCGAATCCAGATCGCCAACGCCATATCGAGCGCGACTTGCCCGTCGATCTTGTCGGCGGCCTTGTCCTTGTCGGGTCGCGTGTCGCCGCGCATGCCGTGCCGGATCACGTAGTTCGCGGCCATCCACGCGAGGATCTCGTTATCGCCGTGACAGAGGGCCCGGGCGGCGACGAGCTCGCCCTTGCGCCGGATCGCCTCGGTGAGTTGAAACCCCTGCGGTTGATCGACCATGTCGACGCCGTCCCCGATCAAGTGTTGCGCGAGTTGCTCGGCAAACCGTTTGTCATACGCGACCGACCGGATCCCGTCCCGTTGGCAATCCTCCCCGACCGTCGCCTCGACGGTGTCGTAATCGGTGATCAACCCATCGGTCACGGTGAGCAATCCGCGCCGTTGCCATGGCGCGTACGGCCGATGGGGATATTTCACGAGCGCGGCCTCGGGCAACCAGAACCGACACTTGACGACGACGCGCCCGTCGTCGAGCGTCCAGATCCGAACCCATGCCGTGAAGTCGTCCGACTGGCCGAGGTCGAGGCCGCCGTAACAGGGGACGCCGACGAGCGCCTCGTCGGGCGGCGGCGGCGCGCATTCCCGCCATGCCGTCATGTCGATCGCCCGGGTATGTTGTTGCGTCCAGACGCAAAAATTGAGACGCAACACCGTGTTCGTTTCGCCGGGAATGTTGCGCGCGGCCGACACTTGATCGGCGAGGTACTCGCGTTGAATCGACACGCCGAGGTTCGGATTCGCTTTGATATGACACGCGGGATCGATCAACGGATCGTCGCCGGGCGCGAGCGCGCACACGTACGCGAACCATCGATCGTCCTCGACGGTCCCGTCGAGCACGTGCCGCGAGTGTTCGTGATGCTGAAAACAAATCGACGTGCGATCGCTGCCGGAATTGGTGATCTCGGGAAACAACGCGTCGAGGTTCCCTTTCGCGCCCGCGCGCATCTTGTTGACGGTGTCGCCGTTCGGGTGTTCGTGCAATTCGTCGATCAATCCCATATGGGGCCGCGTGCCCGACTTGGCGGATTGCTCGCGCGAGAAGGGCCGGAAAAACCCGAGGCCGTACGCCATGTTGTGCACCGACTGGATCCCCGACTTGACGATCCGTTTCGACAACGCGGGCGAGGCGTCGACCATGCGGACAGCGTCGCGGTACATCACCATCGCTTGATCGCGATCGGCGGCGGCGGCGTAAATTTGCGGCGCGATTTGCCCGTCCGACGTCAACCCGTAGAGGCCGATCGCCGCCAGGAGGGGCGTTTTCCCGTTCCCCTTGCCGACTTCAATGTAGGCGTTGCGGAATCGTCGGTGCCCGCTCGGGAGGATCCACCCGAACAACGATCCGACAATGAACGTCTGCCACGGTTCGAGATGAAACACGCGCGGGTCGCCGTACTCGTCGGCCGTGTCGGGCAACCGACACCATTGCTCGATAAAGTCGATCACGTGGTTCGCGGCGGCGGGATCGAACGTAAACCCCTTGGCGCGCCGGTCGCGCTCGTGACGTTCGCACGCGAGGGCGACCAGCGGCCCGACGACAATCCGCCCGCGCAACACGTCGCGGGCGTACGCGTGCACCCGGTGGATCATTTCGGCCGCTCGTCGGGGATCGTGATCTTCCCGGCCTCGATGCACTCGGGACAAACCAGAATCGCGCGGATCACGGCGTCGCTCGGGAGTTCAGATGTGACCGACTTCCCGCAAAAATTGCAGTGGTACCGCATCATTTCACCCGGGCGACCCGGGGCGGCCGGGCGCGTTGAAACTCGGTGAATTCGTCGACCGGGGCGGCGGGCCCGTCCCCAACCATCGCGACGCGCGGCCGTTGCGACGGCGTGACCCCGAGCTCGATCGCCGCTCGCATGAACAGCGCATACGCCCGATTCGCCATGGCGATCAACGGGTTCGCGACCTTGCCGCCGTGCGCGCCGCGTACGAGAAACGCGCCCGAGGCCGCCTCGGTTTCAAGGTGAATCCATTGGGCGTATTTCTGACAATACGCAATCACCAACGCGCGATCGGCCGTCGTGACGTGTTGCAACGTCGGGACGAGCCGGTCCCATTCGGCCCGCGCCGTCGGATCCGTGAGCTCCTCGGGCGTCGCCGGGTCGATCCGCTGATACTGCGGTTCGCGCTCGTTGATCGGCCGCCGCCCGGGGTTGCCCTTGTAGCGTTTCACGTCGGCGGGGTCGGGTTTTCGGCCTCTCATGTGTCCTTTCCGGCCCGGGCGAATGGCCGACCTTGCGTAAACGACTGCCGGGCGGTTACCGGACCGACCTCGACCGAAACGTAAACGGCCCCCCCGTGGTTGCGGGGAATGGGGCATGCGCGCGTCACAGGCCCGCCGCCGTCTTGCGCGACCCGCACGCCGCGCATAGGGCCTGCCAGTTGTTGATCTCGTCCCAAAACAAATCGTCGTCGCCTCGATGGGGTACCACGTGATCCACTTGGTACGCGGGAGTAATCCGGCCCTCGTCGTAACACTGCGACATGACAGGGGGGCGGCCGTCGGGCCTCATGCCGCACAGTGGGTACCTCGCCTTAAACCTGCGGGCCCTCGACTCCCATCGTCTCGTATACCCTCTCGCGCGTTGACTACCTCGGGCCCGGTTGCGTGCGCGCGCGTGCTCGGGACAGTACCCGCGCTCGACTCGGTTGTTGCAGGTTTGATCCGCGCAAAACTTCACCGTTTCACCATGGCGTCAACCATGGCCTCGATATCCTTGGGTTCCTGCGTGACCTTGAACGACAACGCCCAACGGTCGTACTCCGATCGCCGAACGAGGGTCAGTTTCCCGACGCGATAGTGTGGTAACGGGTTGATCGGATCGTGCAGGTAATCGCGCAACGTACGGATCGCGACGCCACTGTACCGCGCGAGATCGCGCAGGCGGAAGTACCCATCATCGAATTCGAGCGGCGGCCGAGGGGGGCGCGGCGTCACGGCGAACCTCCGTTAGTGGGCGACGTTGCCCGCTTGCGCGTTGCGGCGCGGGCGCGGCGGCGGCGGGGCGTCGGCCTCGGCGGCCCCTTTGAAATTCAATACAGGTTCGTGCGGCGTGAACGTGACGAACCGTTGTTGTGTATGCCAGTTCACGAGGTACGCGAGCTCGTCGCGGCCGACGGGCCCGAACGAGGCGTAAAACACGAACCCGAACCCGTCGACGCCTTTTTCGAGGCGCGCGCGCGGGCCGGTGATCTCGACGTCGAGCACGTGCAACGCGCCGATCGTGTCCTCGGGCGTGATCTGAATCGTCAACGCTTGCCGGGGTACGGGTAACTCGAAATGGATCGCCTTGAGTTTCTTTTTCGGGAGGGCGTCGCCCATGGTGAACAACAACGCGCGCACGTCCTCGTCGAGGGCGGCGGCAAGTTCGACGGTGAACGGTTGCACGCGCAACGTGAGGTCGACCATTTTGATTTCTTTGCCGTCCTTGGTTTTCTCGACCCGGTGATCGATCGCGTCGAGGTAACAGCCGATCGCATCGTCGTCAAAAAATCTCATACGGTCCCTTTCGCAGGCGCAATCCGCCCACAGGTGAAGACAGGCGTTACAACGGAACAATCCGACGCCGTCACGGTACGCCACCCGCGCGGCCGTCATGGCGTCGCCTCGCGATCGATCGCGAGTTGGAAGAGGTCGTACAGAAACGCCGCATTGATCACGCCGCCGTCGGGGTATTTTTTCTGGAAACGATCGAGACGCGTTTTCGCCGCGCCTTGCGTCGGCCATGGATGGGTGAGGCGTTCAAACTCGCGCGCCAGTTTGAACCAGCGTTCGACCCGTGCGATCCGCAATTGACGTCGTGCACGTGCCCGCGCCGTCATGGCGTCGCCTCGAACAACGACACGCCGCGCATACGGTCGCCGAGAAAATCGGCGGCGTGCCCGGGCGCGGCCTCGACGACGACGTCGGCGAACGCCGAGACGTCGACGTCGGTGTAGTACTTGCGCGCGTCGAGCTCGGTGACTTGTTTGTCGTCGTGATACGCGACCGCTTGTAAGGCGTCGAGGACGGCGCGCGCGAGTTTGTCGACGTCGGGGATCGTGCAATGCGGGACGAACACGCCGCGCCGGGCGTATTTTTTCGGGCGGGGCAAGTAGAAGGCGACCGACACGCGCACGGCCGACGCGAACATGCGGCGATCGGCCTCGGGGATCTGTTGCAACGCGTGACTCGCGGCCTCGGCGATCAATTGTTGCCAGCCTTTGACGCTGCGGTTACTTTCCGTCGCGATCGCGATTTTCATCCCGCGCGCGTTCTCGCGAATCAGGGGCCGCATGTTCCCCTTTGGAAGCGGGACGCCGTACACGCGAAACGTGAGTCGGTTCATACGATCCCCAATCTTGGGCGGCCTCGCGTTTCCACGCGAGCATCGCGTACGCGCGATCCATCACACGGCGCGGCGTGCGCCCGCTCGCGAGTTGCTCGATCTCGTCGTCCTCAAGATCCATCGTGTATCGGACGTCGCCCGGGCGGATCAACACGGTTTCGTCGTGGTACCGGGTGACGGGTTCGTGTTTCGGTTTCATCAGATCGTCCGTCCCTGCAACAGGCGCACGATCACGAGGACGATCACGAGCAGTAAGAGCACGTGAATGAGCGACCCGCCGACGGGCACGACGAACCCGCCGAGGATCCACAGGATCAACAACACGACGATCAACGTCTCAAGTAGGCCCATGTGATCCCCCCATGTCACGCCGGTTTACCCGTCCTCGCCCGGTTCACGTTCGGCCGCGCGCGTTTTTCCGTCGGGCACGAAATCGAATTGGAGTAACCGCCCAACCCGACGCAACGCCGACGCGAGGATCACGTTGGATCGCTCGACGAACGGCGGGAGATCGGGCGGCGCGGGGCCTTCACAGGCGGCGCAACGGACGAACCGCAACACGTGCTCGGCGCGCACGAGCTCGATCACGAGGATCGGGTCGCCTTTGTGGACGTCGCCGCCGCAACGCCCGCAATGCGTGGGCAACGACGCACGGATCCACGTGCGCGCGTTCATGCGATCCCCCGTCGCTTGAGCGCCTCGACGATTCGCAACGCGGTTGCCTTGTCGATCGGGTCGGGTTCGATCGGCCGCTCGACGAGTTCGCGGCGACGCGGCAGAGGTTCAACGAGGCGACGGCGGCCGCCGAGTTCGAGGCGATCGAGGGCCTCGACGACGACGCCCGTGTCGTACGAAATCCCGAGGCGCGCGAGGCGAATTTTCAACGCCTCTTTGACGTCGGCGTACGAGTCGAAAGTCGTCGCGGCCGTGAGCCCTTGGAGCACGCGCACGACGAGGCGAACATGGATCGCGTGTTCGTCGTGGGCTTCGTGGTTCATGGCTTTTTATTGGGGAATTCGCCGCGCGCGGTTTGCGCGGCGCGTTCTAAAAGGTACAAAGTACAAAAGGCTTTAGTACTCGGGGCCGGGTACTGGTACGGGGCCATCGCTTTGCTATCCATTTGTTAGCCCGTTTGCCGTCGCGGTTGCGATCCGTTTTGCCGTCGCCGTTGCGATCGGTTTTGCTATCGCGTTGCTTCTACTTTTGCCAACGCGCCCGCGCGCCGTTAATCCCCGCCTTCGCGCGAACCGTCGAGACGTGTTGCTTGTGCGCCTTCGCCTCGACGGCGGCGGGGTTGTAATCGTGGAAGTCGTGGATCAGGTACCCGGTCGCCGTCGTCTCCCATAACCCCGCCTCGACGAGCGCGTCGGCAACGGTGAGCGGTTTCTCGAAATGCCCGAGCGTCTTGATCACGCCGCGCGGGAGGTGCCCGTCGGTCAATTGCTTGTTCGTCCACATCAGGCCGATCGCGTACATCCCGATCGCGAGCGCGGGCCCGTTGCGCCCGAGGGCGTCGCCCGCAAGAAAAACCTTTCGGTGATCGAGCAACGCGTCGTCGAGTTTCGTCCACATAGGCCCCCGGTTATCTGTTCGGTTCGTCGACGGGATAGATCTCGATCCCGGGAATCCGCCCGCTCGACTTCATGCTCCGCGCGAACGCGCCGACTTTTTTTTCGTCGAGCGTTTTGAATTCCTCGGGGACGATCGCGAGCGTGCGCCGCATGATCTCGGGCGGCGTTTTTGTCACGTCGGCGGGCCCGCCTGCGTACTTCCATTTCCACCGACGCGTAAACGACACGAGATCGCGATTTGGATCGGGCAACACGACGACAGGCGGCGGCGCGGCGATCGCCTCGGCCAGGACGGCGGCGGCCGTTGCATGTTCGCCCGAGCGTTCGTACTCGGCGGCGGCGGCGGCGGCGCGGGCCTCGTCCTCGACGCGTTGCGCCTCGGCGAGCTCGGCCTCGCGGGCGCGGCGGGCTCGCTCCTCGGCGGCGTGAAACATGCGGATCGCGTCGGCCTGTTCACGGTCGACCGCTCGCAGGGGCGCGAGGATCTCGGTTTCGCGCGCGCACAAGTTCGCATGGAGTTGGTGCGCAAGGGCCTTGAGCGGTTTAAAAAATTCCTCGGCCCGTTTAATCAACGCGTAGACGGTCGCCCGGTCCTCGGTCACTTGTTCGAGCGACGCGCGATCGGTGATCGCGAGCGACGCGCGCATACGGTCGACGGTCGAGAGGGCCGTCGATTCGAGTTGCAGGCCGACGAGGCGTGCGGCCTCGGGTCGCGTCATGTCGATCGTATCGAGGGGTTCGGGTGTCATGCGGCGGCCTCGATCCATGCGCGACGGGCGTCGACAATCTGTTGCGCCGCAAGCAACGTCGCGAAGTCGCGCCAGTCGGACGGCGTCGCGTACGCCTCGACGCGAAACGATCCGTCGGCGAGGAGTTGCACACCGTACCGACGCACGACGGGATACCGGGCGAGGTAGTCGCGCAGGCGTTGATCGTCGCCGTCCTCGGCCCATTCGAGCGCGAGCGCGAGGTACGCGGCCGTTTGCAAGTCGGCGGCGACGTCACCCGGGCGGCCCGTTTTGAAATCGAGCAACACGGCGACGTCGTCGAGGACGCCGAGACAATCGAGCGTCCCCGCGAGACGGTGCCGCCGCGAGGCGACGCGCGTCTCGTTCAACACGGCGGTAAATCGGCGTTGCGCACAAAACGACATCCACGCCTCGACGTACCCGAGGTAGTGCGGAAACGCCGCGCGAAACCCGTCGACGTCGAGGTCGTGTTCGTTGAGGTAATGGATCGCTTGGTGCACGACGCGGCCGCGTTCAAGGGCGGCCTCGCGCACGTACCCGGGGACGTTCGAGAAGTCGATCAACCCGGCCCGCGTGAGGACTTGCGTCACGCTCGGGACGGGTTCGCCGTCGAGCTCGTATCGGTGCGGGTCGACGTGGAACACGAGGCCGCGCGTCATGGTTGCGGATCCTTGTCGTACGCGGCGTCGATATCGGCGGCGACCTGTTGAAACACGAGGCCGAGCGCGGTGAGTTGTTCGGGCGTCACGAATACCTCGTACCGGATGACGAGCGCGCCCGTGACGCCGATCGAGAGATCCACCACGCGACAATTGAGGGGCACGAGGCCCGCCTTCTGTAACGGTTCGTGAAACCGTCGGACGTCGACCGCGCGGATCATCGGCGCCGCCAATCCGCCGCGTCGGGGCACGTCTCGAAGTGCGTTGGGCTCGTCGCCGTGTCGAGCTCCTCGATCACCCGGCCGCCGATAAACAGCGGCGACTGTTCGCGCACGGGGAGGATCCGATCGAACGGCGCGCGCCGTCCCGTCGTGAGCTCGGCCCACTCGATCGCCGCGCCGCACGATCGGCACGTGCCCGGGCCGCGCGAGTCTTGATAGATCGTGAGGGTCACGGCGACATCGCCTCCCGTTCGGCGAGGATCGCGCGACACGCGGGGCACGTCGGATCGTTGTCGTGATCGGCGATGTTGACGAGGAGCCCGCAGAGGGCCCGCCGTATACGGAGCCCGGGATCGTCCCAACGTACCCAATGGGTAATTTTCGGGGGCGCAACCATGGCGTTACCTCGACGCGGGTAAGGTGTCGTCGACGTCGGCGGCGTCGGGCGCGGCGTCGAGCGCGGGCTCGGGTCGCGTCTCGGACAGGCGGCGAACCTGCGCGGGCGGGGGCGGCGGCGTGACGTCGGCGGCCTCTTCACCCGGGACGATCCCCTTGAGCACGTCGGGGAACAAGTCGCGCCCGGCGAACCCGCGCGCCCGGTACATCAGCATGCGGGCCGTGTATTCCTGCCACGGGCCCGCCTTTTTCGTGAGGCCCGCGCGGCGCGCGTCGCCGATCGAGAAGCGTCGCGTTAAGGGTTGCTCGACGCCGCGCCGCCACATCGTACAGACGGCGACCGTCGTCGGATCCTTGAGGGCCTCATCGTCGAGGGCCTCGACGCGTTTCGCGTGTACCTCGAAGTATTCCTCGTGCGCCACGTAGAGCGGCGACCGCACGATCACGGCGAGAAACCCGTCGCCGAAAATCCCCGCGCGCCCGTTGATCACGGCGATCGTCTGGACGGCGTTTGTCGGCGAGAGCCCGAGCTCGGCCCCGAGTTGCATCGCCACGAAGACATCCTCGGGACGCTCGCGCATGGCCTCGGGGACGATCCGCGACTTCGCGAAAATCAACGCGATCCGCCACGCCTCGTCGATCGTCGCGGGGATCTCGCCGAACCGGACCGGGACGCGATCGGGCGGGCGCGGCGTTAGTGCAGAATCATCGGCCATGCGGCCCCCCGATCGAGCGGGTGTAGCAGCGGCGAGGGTTGGGGCGGCGGCGTGATCGAGAGGTTCCACCCGGGCGACGTGAGGCCGCACACCGGGCATTCCAACCAGACACGCGAGGCCGACAGGTGCAGCGTCCACACGCGCCGGTGACGCCGGGCGGCCGTCCAGCCCACGACGATCCCGACGCCGACGGCGAGGACGAGCACGACGAGGATCACGCCGACACCTTGCGACGCCGGGCGGCGCGTTTATCGGCGGCGCGCACGAGTTCGAGGTACTTCCGAATTTTATAGAGCGTCCGATCGAGCGCGTGCCCATCGGGCGGGAGTCGCTTACAGACGTAATGCAGCGTCCGCGCCGAGAGCGAGAGATCGGCGCGGGCCATCTCGAACGCGAGTTGTTCCCACGTCCAATCGTGTTCGAGTCGGTGCGTATTGAGTTCGTCGAATTCGGGTTGAGGCATCCGATCTACTCCCGCAAAAATCGCCACGCCCGCAAGCGTCATGCGTGCGACCGACGCAACATACGCCCGTCGTCGAAACGGCGTCAACCTCGACAAGATCGGCAATTTTTGGGCGTACGCCACTCGCACTATGGAAACGGCGCAACCTTCGCAATGCTTGCAATCATTGCAATCTCGGCGTAAGGTGTCGCCGTGTCGAAAGCGTTCGCGGGATTGATGCGCGTGATCGTCGACGGGTACGCGGGGACGCAAAAAGAGTTCGCCCGCGAGGCCGAGGTGAATCCGTCGGTGATCAGTCGGTTACTCGGCGGCGGATTGCCGCCCGTGCCCGACGTCTGTTTGCGGATCGCGCTCGCGGGCGGCGTATCGGCGTCGCTCGTGTTACGAACGGCGGGCCATGGACACACGGCCGACGTGATCGAAACGCTGTACGGTCCCGCTCGACGCGGGGTTGCCCCCAAGGGGACGGCGACCGATCGCGCGTTGTTCAGGCAGATCCAATCGCTCGACCCACACGCGAGAAACGCGTTTAAGACGTTGATCGTGTACCACCTCGGACAGCGGGCGAGACGGGGCAAGGACGACGGCCCCCGTCGACTCCGCTCGGCCGTCGGCCGTCGTCGTCAAACGGCCGCCGACAATCACAGCGGGTAATCGTGCGCGTTCGTGTCGGTTCAGAGAGTACGCCCCTACAGATTTTCTTACAGGGGGGATCGATATCGTCGTGTCTTGCGGTTCGGCGTTCGGAGGATAGACCCATGACGAAAGGCGTTCGCTCGTCGCTGCGATCGGTGAGATATGGACGCACGCGCGGCGAGCGTGCGACCCCCCCCCCCCCCCCCCCCCC